TGCACTGCTGTGATGCAGTCTTTGAATGTCTTTTTGTTCCCATATTCTTGTATGTTTAAAGTGTCAATAACCAAATTTCGGCGAGTTTCTCCGCGCCTTCATAGTTCAGCCTTGTTACATTCATGTAACGGTTGTTTTTTATTTGTCGGTTATTCTGAAATCCACGCCGTCCTCAATGTGGTTTTTGCAGTATGCGGCAAAATACTCGTCGCATCTCACCTTCAACGACCGCACTCCGAATACGTGGGTGTCGTTGAGTACGTGAAAATGCCCTTTCATGCAGGGCTTCATTACATACTTGTAGTCGCGGTTTGCGACACTTACTTCAGCATAAATAATTTTCTCCATGTTTGTCCTGGTTTGAAATTTGTTCTTGTGCCTCCGCATTTTCATGCGCGGAGGCGTGAAAGGTTTCAGCGTGCGAACACGTAGCCGTCCACAAACACGTAGTCGTCTATGAAAAGGTCGCGGGCGAATGCGCCGTAATCGAAGTAATAGCGGATATTTTCGGGTATGTCCATTGTCTCGTCCGCGATTTCTTCCGCAAAATCCTCCTCCGTGTCGTATCTTCCCATATAGCTGTCGCGGAACAGTTCAACGAGGTTTTTGTCCCCGTATGTGTCGTCTTCTATCAGCGCGTATTCCGCCCATTCCGCGAATGCTTCATGCTCGCTTTCGTCAAGTTCGTTCATCACGTCCCAGAAACACGGCGCGATGCGTGTCTCGCTTATGAACGGCGCGGGAATGTCCTGCCAGTCCTCGAAAAAGAGTTCGGGGTGTTTCTCGTCCGCGTGCAGTTCCCTGCAAGCGTCAAGAAATTCATCACAGTTCTTGTAGTCTGAAAGTTTCATCCACTTTCCGTTCAGGTTTCCTTCCGCGTATTTTTTAAAAGTGCCGCAGTACACTTGTGCATCTAAAAAGTTCATTGTGATTTTTGCTTTAATTGGTTGATAATGGTGTTTCCGCAAAACCGCAAAAGCGGAAATGCGGAAACTGAAAGGGAATTTTCGGGGGCGGAAAAGCGGAAAAGCGGGAAAGCGGAAAGCACCGCCACGCGAAAGTCATTCGCAAGAGGCGTGCAGCGTCCTGTATTCCTCGTACTCGTCAGTGCCTGAAAGCACGTCGTTGAAGTAGTCGCTGTTGTCATTCTCCACAAGGGACACGACTTTTTCAGCCGCCGTCGCCCTCGCTTCAGCCGCTTCCTCAATTCTCGTGCAGTTCTGCGCCTCTTTCCTTTGCCTGTTTGCGTCATACGCGCCTTGCAGGCACGCGCCTAACACGAAAAACGTTACAGAAGCCGCCGCAACGGCGTAAAATGTGTCTGATAGTCTTGTTCTCTCTGTTTTCATTGTCTTTTTTCTTTTGATGTTTGTAAAATGGTTGAAAAAAGTACCCCCGCACGCTGTTACACGTGCGGGGGCGTTCATCTAATGAAAACAGGCGGGAATTAGTTAACCGCCGTTTGGTTTAGTACTGCAAAATTACTTTGTTAGTTTGTTCCTGCAAAATTTTCAGCGATGAAATTTGCGAAAAATTCACGTTAAGCGTGTGCAGCATTGTGTCAAAGGGGCATTTTGCCGCCTCTGTGTAGCATTTCACGAGCTTTGCAAGCCCTCTGTAGTCCATGCGCGTTATTGAGTACGCGCCGTTTCTTGTCTTTGTGATTGCCTTGTATGTCTCCATGATTTCGTTTTGTTGTTTGGTTGTAACTGCACGCGGGCGGCTTTTTGCGTCCGTCCGCGCCAAAGTCTCTTTTATTTCCTTTCGCGCACTCTGTCTTTTATTGTCTTGTCGTCTCTGAGTAGGCGCATTCTTTCCACTAAGCAGGAATTTCGCCCGCCTTGTTAGGTGCGGGTTCAAAAGCTCTTCTCACGGCGCGTGTCCCTGAAAAAGTTCGGGGGCGTTTTTGCCTGCAAGTAGTTCGGGGGCGTTTCCGCCTGTAACGTCTTGCGCGGCAAATGCGCCGTTATGTGTTTTTTTACGCGGTTCTGATACTTCCGCGCTGCACGTCCTTCACCCCCTCAACCATAACGGGGGCTTGCACCTGCGAACGTGCGTGCAGGTGTTCACGCGGTCAAAGCGGCCGTGTGAATGTCAAAAAATGAATAATGGGAATAACGGAGGCTTGTTTGTGTTGCTTTCACAACCGTGAAAGCTCAAAACCTTATCCGTAACGCCTTGCATTTTGCAAGTGCGTGCATTGCGGGGCTTGTCTCCTCCCCTGTATGTCTTTGTGCCGTCGCAGGAATCGAACCTGCCGCGCCTGTTAAGCGCGTGCCGCAAACGGCGTAAAAAAGCCCGGAACTTGCCGGGCTTAATCGTTGTTGGTTGTCTGGTGCTTTATTTGCGCAACCTGCGGATTGCTTCCGCGTTAATTTTAAATTGTCCGCACGGCATTTGCATTTGCGGATATTGTAAAAGTGTGTCTGCCACCGGCTGCGGGAGTTCCCGCACGGCGTTGATGAACGCCCGTAACTCTGTGATGCGCTGCACGCGCTGCACGCGCTGCCCTTCGATTTCCTCTAATTTGTAGACAAGAGTGCGGGCGTTGAGGGCTGCGGAACGGAAGCCCGCGAGCGTGTTTGCCGTCGTCCTTACAAGTTCGCCGTTGCGGACCGTGCAGATTGCACGAAAACCGCGCGTTTCGCGCTGCACGAGTTCCGACGACATTACGCGCTGTATCTTTTCGCGTGTCTCCGTGTCCATGGTTGCCGCGTTTGCCGTCTTTTTCAGACAATGAAGGAAAATTTCACGTTGAAGTTCAGGCTGCACGCGCTCCCAGATTTCCCCGGCTTTTGCATATGCTTCCGCGCATGCGGCGGCGTAAAGACGACGGGGCTTATTGTCCCCGCGTCCGAGGCTCTCTAATATTGCGGCGTGTGCAGCCGTTGTCGTGAAACCCTGTGCAACGCGCGCGCCCTGCACATCTTTAACTCTGGAGTTCCTTGTCTCCTCTTTAATTAGTTCTTTTGTTGTCATTAGATGATTTTTTTTAAACATTGCGGGCGTTCCGCGCCCGTGCGGTGCGGTCTATCTTAACCGCATTACAAAGATACAAAAAACCGACTAACTAACAAAGACTTACACAAGAAATATGCGTTAAATAATGCAAGAAAAACGCCTTTCTCCTGTTAATCTTTATATATATGTATTACATTGATTATCAATGCAATAATAAAAATAAATACCGTTTGCTTAAAATGTCCGAAATTATGCTTATGTTTGCATAAAAATACAAACAAAATGAAGTTCACGAAGTACGTGCAAGACTGCATAAATATTCATCATCTCACACCGCAAGCCGTGGCGTTTGCGCACCTTGTAGCTTTGTGCAATTTTTCCGAGCAGGAGGCGGCAGCTATTGCGTTTCCCGCGTGCCTCACACTCTCCGCTACAGCTGTGAATAACTTTTGCATAAACTTGCATAAACAGGCTCCCGGCATCCGGGCACTCGTTGAAGAACTGGCAGGAAAAGAGTGTAAAAAAATGGAAGAATATGCAAAAGAAAAGGAGAAAGAGAGAAGAAAGAAAGAGCTTGAAGTATGCAAAAAAAGTAATAATTATAAGCAGTACACAACCAAGGAGGGAATTATTTCCGAACTTGCCGCGCTTGTTGACGTGGCAACGGGCAAAGAAAAAGCTGAAATTTTATGCAAAATTGCGGATTTGAAGCAAATGAAAAAAGAAAACGACGAAAAAATATGCAAAACAGTGCATTTTTACCTTCCCTCTCGCTAAATAATTGATAATCAATAATTTATATTTTGCTTTATATTATACACTATAATATAAACCCTCTCCCTCGTGGTGGGGTGGAGGGGTACACCCCCCCCTACTGCATGATTTCCAAAGGCGGTTTCGTTCCTTCTCCAGATTTTTATTATTTTTTTTTGTGTATGGTTTTTGTTACGTGTAAGTGCATGATTCTCATATCGTTAGAAAGTATATCCAAACCCATGCGTATTTTTCTTCATAAGAATTTAATATTGGTTAAATATTGTTATATTGGTAATTTTCAATAGCTTTGGGAGGAGTGTATAGGTGTTTGTCCGTTGTTTTCCGTTTAAGGCGTTAAGAATTTCTTCATAGTATTTTTCATACATTTAAGTTGTTGTCTGTCAAAGAGTAGGTGTGTGTTATTAGGATTTAGTGTAGAGTAAGGTAGGGTGAAAAATGAATTTTTTTTTTTGGGAAAGGAGAATTTTTTTTTGAGAAGTTTGTTCATTTTTTGCATGGAGTTTTTTGTGTTTAGCAGGTTGTTTTTCAACGTATTGGATATTGCTAAAACAGTTTTGTTAAAAAGCGTATATGGTGGTTGAAATTAACAAACATGTTTTTTTTTTATATGTTCGGGATTGGTTATATTTGCATTTAAGGATGTTGTAAATCAAAGGGAAGTGTTATGGATGTATTGAAATACGAGCTGCTTCTGCGTGAGGTGCTGTCTCTGATGCGCGGTGATGAGCTTGACTACGCCCAAAGGAACATGGAGGGTCTTGCGAAGGTTGACGCTGTTCAGGATTTGTTGCGCAATGCGTTGAGGAAGAGCAGTTTGGGAATGTTCAACGGTGTTCCCCACTGTTTTGACGGGAGGGTGTACAGTCCTTTGTCGTGGTCTGACTTCTCGAACCTTGTTTATGACGTTATGAGGGAATGCAGGGTCCCTTTCGGGTTTTACGGCAAGACGCAGGGCATCGCGAGGGTTTGCAGGAGCGTTGTCGAGGGCAGGGAGCTTCGTCCCGACAACAGGCTCATGGTTTTCTCGAACTGCGTGTGCGACACGTCCACCGGGGCTGTGCATGACTTCGGCGCGGAGTGGGTGCAGGTCAGCGGGGTCGGGTACAGGTGCGACCCTCTCGCGAAGGCTCCGGTGTGGCTCCAGTTTCTGGAGCAGGTGCTTCCCGACCCCTCCCTGCGCGAGCTTCTCCAGCAGTTCCTCGGGGCTGTGTTCGTTGACAGGTCTGAGGCGAAGATAGAGACGCTGATGATACTGTACGGGGCGGGGAGCAACGGCAAGAGCGTTGTTTACGAGACCGTCTCGGGGCTTCTGGGCAGGGAGAACATATCGAACTTCGCCCTCTCCGCCCTCATGGACGTGGGGGAGCGCAAGAAGAACATAGCGTTCATGAACGGCAAGCGGCTGAACTATTGCAGCGAGATAGACACCGTGTGCTTCGGTCGCGGCAGCGATGCCGTAAAGGGGCTGATAAGCGGCGAGCCTGTGGAGGCGAGGGTGAACTACGGCGACAACTTCACGGCTTACAACATACCGCTCATGATGGCGAACACCAACAGGCTCCCCAAGCTCGTCGATGACTCGTGGGGAATGAGGAGGCGGCTTTGCGTCATTCCCTTTTACGTCGAGATACCGAAGGAGCGTCAGAACACGCACCTTGCGGCGGAGCTGCGGGACGAGTACCCCGGCATCTTCAACTGGGTTATGGAGGGTCGCAGGAAGTTTGTTGAGGGCGGGTGCAGGCTACCTTACTCCGCCGTGGCGGAGCGCGTCATGGAGGAGTACGCCAGCACGGGGAACACGGTTACGGCGTTCATGTTCGCAAAGGGCTACATGAACGCCTCGGGGGCGGCGGTCGACATAGAGCCGGCGTGGCTGAACAGGCGCGACCTCTACGCCTCGTACAGGCGGTGGTGCTTCAACGGCAAGCGGCAGATAGAGGATGAGCGCGAGTTCTCGCGCGTGCTTGAGGCTTCGGGCTGGGAGATGCGCCGCAAGTCTGACGGAATGGCTGTCGGAGTTTACGGCGCGGAGGCTGTCAGGGCGCTGCGCAGGGAGGCTGCGGAGCGTGCGGCTACCGAAAGGCGGCGAATCGCCATGGAGTACGAGCGCGAGGCCGCGAGGATTGAGGCTGCGGAGAAGTCGGGGGCGGTGAAGCCGGATGACGCTGCGGCGGAGCTGCGGAAGGCGGAGAAGATGAGGCGGTACGCCACTTGGACGGCGAAGTCGGGTGCAAGGGCGGGCATTGTAGTCAAGGACGGCAGGAGGCTGGCGAAGGGCACTGTCGCGCTTGCGAGGTATCTTGCCGTCGGTGTCTCCAAAATGGAGAAGCTCATGAGCAAGGGCGTGTTTGACGGGGCTTACACGGAGGGGCGCGGCTGCTACTGGTTTGACGTTGACAGGTGCATTGACGCGCTACGTGACTATGACGAGGGCAGGAAGGGTGTCAAAAGGGACGCTGAAAGCGTGCTTCCGTGATTTTTATGCATGAATTGTACTAATCCTGTAAATAATAATGGCTATGGGAAAGAATAAAGACAAGGGTGCTGGTGTGCGCCTTGAGAGGAGCTACAGCAGCTTCAGGGTGGTTTTCGCGGCTGGGCGCGGCGGAAGGCTCTGCGCCCGCGTGTCGAATGCAGCGGGGAACTGGTGTGAGGAGTTCGCGGAGGACAACATGATGTACACGTTCCTGCGTAAGGCTGCCGCCGACACGCGCATGGACGCTTACGCGCATTCTGTGGTCGCCCTGCACTATATCGTGTCAAACATGTTGTACCCCGACCCGGATTTTCTGGGGGATGTCGCTGACGCAGTGTCGCGGCTTAACGCCCGCAACATGGGGCGTGAGGGGACTGCGGGCGAGGAGGATGACGCACGCGCCTTGGAGGAGGTGCGGACGGCTGCGGAGGTCGCCGCCGAACTGGGAAAGGGGGCGCACGATGAGTGAGGGCAAGGGTGTGCTTACAGCCGGCGAGACCGCCGGTATGCTCGGCGTTTCGGAGCGCGATGTTTACAGCCTTTGCGCCTCTGGCGTGCTGCCGCACTACATCTGCTTTGACGCGGCGGAGATTGAAGGTTATTTGAAAAAGGTGCGTCAATGACACTAAGGGATGTGGTGAAGATGCGTTTGCGGCGGAAAAGCAAGTATGGTGTGGTGAGGCTTAAAAATGGCGGAGAGTGGATTATTTTTTCGCCGCAGATACATAACCCTCAATATGAAAATCTTAGCGACAGGTATTTGTCTCTGACTGACCATTGGAAAAGTCTCTGTAAAGAAAAAGGTGCGCCTATCTGACGCACCTTTTTGTATGTGGTATGCTGTGGCTTCAGCAGTCTCCAAAAAACAAAGTCCCTGTAAGGATGCGCCACATCCCGATTTGCTTTCGCGGCACAAACATCCTCTCAATGCGCTTTTTCTGCGCCCCCTGCGCCGCCATGCGTATGGTTGTATGTCTCTCCCACACGCACGCGAAGCGGTCTTCGGGCATGGCGTACTCGCTTATTATGACAGGGCGCGGGCATTGCTCCGCCCATGAGTAGAACGCCTCGTGGTCAAATGCCGTGCCGTACCCTCTTGTGTTGCGGTAAGGCGGGTCGCAATAGACGATGCAGCCCTCGGGGAGGGGGCGTTGCGTGTAGTCGCCGCGCCGTGTTTCCAGATTTTCCAGATTTTCCAGATTTTGCAGACTTTCCAGACTTTGCAGCCTTTCCAGACTTTGCAGACTTTGCAGCCTTTCCAGACTTTGCAGACTGCGTTTGCGGGGCTTCCCGCTCTCATTCTTGATGTCTTTTTGGGCGGGCAACCATACGGCGTACTTCTTCCTGTACTCCTCACGGTGTGTCATGATGTCTGCCCTGCTTCCGGCCGAGCTTATACCCATATTGGCGAGCATGGAGGTGTCGCCGTGAACCCTCGCAAGGTGCAGCGCGTGCTTCCACTCCTCAACCTCGCGTGAGTAGAGATAGTCCATGCCGTTGTTGCCGAAGCTCCAGCACAGGCGCACGTAGGGGTCTGTGTCTTTCAGCGCAAAGAAGTCTTCGCGGCTTATCCAGCGTTTCTCGTCCCTGTATTTTCCGTTCGCCGCGTCAATGAAGAGCTGCGGCGCGTCCGAGATGTCGTTTGCGATTATACGGCGGAACTTCCCCGACAGGAGGGCGGCGTGGGTTACGGCGCACCCCCCCGCGAAGATGTCAACGAGGCACGGCGCGGGAGGCAGAAACCCTACGATTTCTGCCGCGAAGCGCGACTTGCTGCCCATATAGGGCGTTCCGTACAGTCTCAAGGCTTTTTCGTTGCGGTTTTTGCCGTATGTTGCGTGCTTTTGCGCTTGGGCTGCTCTTTCGACTTCGCCTTTTGCTCCCCTGCGGATGGCTTTCCCTCCGCCTTTGCGCCTTTGAGGGCGTTCCTTAGCTGTCTTTCGAGCGCGGCGTTCTGCGAACGTGCCCATGAGATTTCCTTTTCGAGTTCAAGTATTCTTTCGTCCTTTGCCTCGACCGCTTTTTTCAGGATGCTGATTCTTTTTGCCCCGAAGGGGTCTGAAAAACTGAAATTTCCCATTTTCCGTGTTTTTTATGAATTTCTTTTCTCTTTTTGCTATACTTCCTTCTTGGTGGTTATCCTGCCGTTCCTCTCCCACCCCTCCAGCTCGGAGGGGTCTATAAGCCGCCTTCCGTGAATGGTATCGCTATGCAGCAGCAGTGTTTGTGGTATGGCGGCAGCGATTCCGTGTCCGTGTGCAGCCCCACCTGCTCCTGGCAGATGTTGCAGGGGTATGAGCTTCCGCGCATGACGTAGAATGTCTCTGTCCCCGCCGTGCGGTACAGGAACTGCATCCATACAAGTGATGACAGGTATGATGTCATTTCCGCCAGCCCCCTTGCGGCGCTTGTCATCGCGCCCTTCGGGGTGTTGCGCCTGTGCTGCCCCCACCTTTTGCCAAGCCTCGTGATTTCCTTTATGTCCTTGGCTATGGCTGCCGTCGGGAAAGAGCGTTTCTCCGCCTTTTTCCACTCCTTTACCGCCTCGTTTTCCGTCTTTCCGTTGAGTATCGCCCAGAGTGCTGTGATTTCCGCCTCTCGTGCGAGCTTTTCGGCGTATGCCTCCGCCGCCTCCCTTGCTTCCTCCCACTCCTCCTCCGCCATTTCCTCGCAGGTGTCCTTTTCCGCGCCGTCCCTTTTGCCCGCAGCCGCCGCGATGAGGATTTTGCGGGCTGTTTCGGCGAGCTTTGCGCATTCGGGCGCGGAGGCGTTCAGGGGCTTGGAGCTTTTGAGCGCGGCTGTGAGGGTGGCGGAGAAAGACAATTTCGCCATGAATATGCGGTGTATGAGCCTTCTGAATGCAACGAGGGCTGCGGCGTACACGGCTTTCTCCGCACTGCTCGCCGTTTCGCGCCTCTGCATCACATATTCTTTCGCCTTGCGCTGCTGCTCCCGCGTGAAAGGCTTTTTGTCCTGTGCGCTCATTATTCTTGGCTGTTGAGGTTATAGAGCAGGTCGGCGGTCTCCTCCTCTTTTTTCTCCTTTATGAGCCTGTCCCACTCGTAGTTCCGTCCGTAACCGGCGTTCTTCATGATTTCGGAGCCGGTGTGCCTTGACAGCACGCCCGAATTTACCGACTGCACGGTGTTGTTCACCAGTTCCGCCGTGTTCTGGTGTATGTAGGGGCTTATGGAGGGGTAAACCCAGAAGTTGTAGAAGCGCGACACCATTTTTGTTTCCACTCCGTAGCCGTAGAGGAATATCCTCATGATGTCATTGAGCGGTGTCTTGTAGTCTTTCGCGTCGAGCATCGCCCTTTCGAGGGAGGGTGAGTATATCAGCTTTATCGCCACTCCGGGGAGGTCTCCCGACTTCACTTCCGGCGGAATGACGGTGAACGAGCCGAGGAAAATCATCTTCAGCAATGCTTCCAGCTGTAGGCTGAACGCGTTTGACACATCCGGGCGGTTGAGGTATGAGGCATCATCGTCCTTCCCCATTGATATGGCTTTCACCGCACCGTACATATCTCCTTGTATGTCAACATCATCGCCTTTAAGCACCATTATGGGGAAGGCGTATGCCATGTTGTTTTGTGTGAGTTGCGAGATTGCCAGCTCGTAGTTGTCGATGCTGTCCTGCGCGAATGTCCAGCATGGTCCGTGCGCGTCCCTGTGGTATGCGATAGGCACGGTCTCGAATCCGTGTTCCACTGGCTTTTCCGCCAGTTCGTAGCCGTCCAGCCCCGACAGCGCGGGGGGCGCGGTGAAGTACGTTGCCCCTGCCGTCCCGCCGGAAGCCTTTCTGTACGTGTACATATACTTGTCGTCCCAGACTTCCACCCATTCCGTCCTTTTCCTTCCTGAATAAGTGAAGTATCTTCGTGCGAAAGTGTCGAGCCTTCCTGTTATCGGGTTGTAGTGCGGATACAGCATGTCCCCTTCGAGGAACGACAGCGTGCGCGTGTACAGTTTCCCGTCAAGGAGGTAGAACACAATCGCTCCGTCCCCGGTAATCTTGCAGGAGCGGGCGAACTCGTAGAACCTGACCTCCATGTTCTTTTCGAGCCACCCCTTCTGCATGAGCAGGAACAGCTCGGAGTTCGCGCCGTCCTCCTTTGTGTCGGTAAGCTCGAACTGCACCGGGTTTCCGCACAGATGCACGAGCTGCTGCGCCGTTATAATCATCTGGAACGGCATAGCCACCCTTGATATGCGCTGTTTATAGAATTTCTTGTTGCCCCGCTCGTCCTCGGTGAACCTTATCCTGTCGGGGTAGAACACCTCGGAGTTGATTTTGTGTCCCCAAGGGTAGAACTCGCGCAGGAAGTCCGACTGCGGCACGACCTGCCACTGCTGCGCCTCCGCCGGGCATGAGGCGGTGTTGAGGTCGGAGACCACCGCCCCCCTCATGTAGCGTGCCGAGGTGATGCGCCCGAAGGGGCGCTTCGTGAAAACGTCTGTCTGTATCATAACAATCCCAATCCTCTTATTTTCCTGTGTGTATGTGTTATCGTGAATATCATTATCATCATCAGCCCCTCGATGAAGTCGGGGGAATGCCCCACTATCCTTTTCATTTCGGACTTCTTTATTATGCACCATCCCTTGTCGTAAGCCTTGTCGTTTTTCCTTATCGCCTTGCGCTCTCTCATGAGTATGTCCCGCAGCGGCATATCGTGGTACCCCTTGCCCGAGAATTTCCTTCCGAGCAGGTCGGGTGCTATGGAGAATCCTCCGTCTGTGAGCTTTTTTGCGAACAGGTACGCCGCCTGTGATTTCAGGTTGCCGTATATGTTCCTGAACTTCGGGTCGACCGCCGCGTTGTTGAGGAACGGCACGGCGCGTGGGAAGAATCCCCTGAACACCTGCCCCAGTCCGTTGAGGTCGTATGTGAACCTCTCCTCCGGCACTCCCCATTCGGCGAGCTTCGCCTTTACGGCTGACACCGTGTCCTTTGCGTTGAGGCGGAATGCGCACACGTCGGCGATGTGGTCTCCGATGAAGTGCCACAGGGTGAGGTTGTCGCCCCCCTCGAACGCTGCGTCGCACGAGGCGCGGCTTATGGCGTCCCCCCTCTGCACCGGCGCGGAGAAGAAGCGCTCCATGTCGGGTATCTTTATCATGTCGTCCCCCGCTGTCTTGAACTTCCAGTTCCCGCCCAGGTCCCTCTCGCGCTGCTCCTCGGTCTGGTTGACGAGGTTGGCGAGGTACGTGGGGTCTGACTTCATCAGTATCTCGTTCTCGTCAAGCCTCGCCTCGACGAACGCCACTGACTTGACGAACAAATCCTGCGGCTGTCCGTACTTGGCGTATTCGGGTCTCCAGTATGCGTCAATCGTTTCCTTTGCGTTGGCGTACACCTCCTCGCGTGTGTCCCCCCAAATGACATTCTCCACATCGTCGCCGTCCATGAAGCAGTACCTCACCACGCTGTCGCGCTCCCTTATGGGGTAGCCGTCGTCCCCTATCCACCAGCCGATGAACTTCGCCACCCACGAGTCGGGGTCGGGGTTGCAGGTGCCGATGATGCGGTTCTTCAGCCCGAAGGCGTTTCGGTTGCAGGTTATGAGGTACTTGAACTTTGCGTAGTCCATGTGGGTTATCTCGTCGATGCCTATGTAGGCGTACTGCTTCCCCTGAAAGCGGATTTTGAAGTCCTCTATGTTGCCCGAGTGGTACGAGAACTTGAGGAAGCCGCCGGAGCTGAAGTTCCACCTCATGTCGGACTTGGAGCGGTTGTACTCCCCGAACTGCGAGTAGAACATGGGGGATGTTTCTATGAGGTCAGAGAGGTCGTCTATCTCCTTTCTCAGGATGAGTGCGCGGAATTTGGGCGCGTAAATGTCATAAAGAGCCTCCAGCAGGAGCGCGGCGGTTTTCCCGCCGCCCCTTGAGCCTCCGCCTATCACTATGTCGGCGGGACAGGCGAGGATGTTCTCCTGCCCGCCTTTCTGCGGCGATATAAAAAGGGCGGAGTTTTCGGCGTAAGCCTTTTCGCGCATTTCGTCGAAAACGGAATATTCGATTATTTTCTCTTTAATTTCCGGCATTTTTACAAAGAGTGCATCTTGTAACAAATTCAAAGATAGTAAAATAATTTCAAATGTAAATATTTTATCAAAAAAACGCATATTTGTTTTGTGGATATTTATAAATATCTTACCTTTGGAGTTGCATGAAAGGGAGTTTTCGGACGGGGACGGCGGAAAGACCGCAATCCCCTCCGTTTTCCGCGATACAGTTATGGATAAAGAGGAGATATTGCAGAGAATCAAGGAGAGTGCCGGAGACACCGGGCTTTCCGACAGGACATTGGCGGACTATGTGGACAACAATATGCCGGAGGAGGGGAAAGACCCCGACGATGCCTATTTCACCAGGCACGCGGCTGTGCTGAAGTCCATTGCGGGCAATTTCCGCCACGATGTCGCTTCAGCCGTTGAGGACTTCAAGAAGAACTGGAAGCCCGACCCTGACGGCAGCGATGAGGAATTGAAGAAGTCTCTTGCCGAATGGCAGAAGCGCGTTGAGGACATGGAGGCAAGGCTTGCCGAAGCGGACAGGCAGGCATCCCGCCTTTCGCTTGAGAAGGGCGTGAGGGAGGCGATGCGCGGCAAGGGCGCGTTTGACGAATATGTTCTGGGCAAGGTTCTTGACACCGCCGACTTCGGGAAGGAGACCGATGTGGCGAAGATAGCGGAGGAGCTGCTTCCTGCATACGATGCGGAGTATGCCGCGTGCAGGGGTCGCGGGGTTGCGCCGAGGTTCAACGCCGGCGGAGGCGGGGGCGGAGGCTCGAAGGACATCGACGACTTCTTCTCGCGCAAGGCGAAAAGGGAGAGTTGGGCAAAGAAGAACTAAAAAGGAATTGTTATGTACGGACAAGGAAACACTTTCGCTTCCGGGGATGTGGGGCTTTCGCACGCAAGGCGCGTATGGCTCGAGGTCACGGAGGTGTACAACGGCGGCGGCGTGCTCGGCACTGCGACCGCCTTTCTGACCGACGGCAAGGGCGTTGTCCCCGCAGGGACTGCCGTGAAGCTGTCGGGCGGGGTGATAACCCCATACGACGATGCCGCCATACAGGCGTGCAAGGATGCCTCGGAGGTTTTGGCTCTTGGCATCAACGGCTATTTACAGAGCGACATCCACATCGGCGGCTCTTCGGACAAGGGCACCGGCACCGTGGTATTCCACGGCAAGCTGGACGCGAAGATGATAAAGGCGGACACGCTCGCGAAACTCAAGTTGAACACCCTCACCCCCATGATAGTTTTCGTGGAGTGAGGAAAGATTTTGCAAGATGAACAGATTGGACAGCAACACATACGGCGAGCTGTTCTCCGCCGCCCTCGGCGGCGAGAACTGGCAGCATTTCGTTGACAGATACAACGAGAAGTACGATTATGACACTGTGCCGGACTTTGTGTTCGCCCCCACCTCCATAAGCTACACGTTCCAGCAGCTTGTGGAATCTGCGGGCGCGAAGACCCTCCCGGCATACGTTGACGTTGACAGCCCCGGCTATCTCGCGGCGTTGAGCGACCTGAAGGGCGTAACCGGGAACATCCCCACGCAGAAGAAGTTCTACCGCCTTGACAGGCGCGTGGTGCTCGAGAAGCTACAGCTTATAGAGCGTTACGGACTTGACGCGATGGACAAGAGCATGAGGGACGCTTTCCTTTCGCTGCTTGACAAAAGCACGGACGGACTGATAGCCTCGTTCTACAACGCGCTGGCCTACCAGCGCAACCAGATAGTGAGCAAGCACGAGTTTGTGATAGACACCCCGAACAACCCGAGGGGGCTTCACGGCATAACGATAAAGTTCGGCGTTCCTTCGGCGAACGCGGACACCTTGAGCGGCACATCGCGCTGGTGGACTGACGCGGACCACTCAACGGAGGGTACGGCTTCCGACCCTCTTGACTACCTGAAAAAGAGGGTGAAGTGGATACGTAGGGACGGACACTACACCGGTGCGCTGCGCATGGAGGTGAGCCAAGACCTGTGGGACGACATGACAGAGCACAGCAAGGTGCTGAAGGCTGTCGGGTTGCGCCTCTATCCGGGGGCTGCGAGCGATGCCATCGCCACCTCGCTTGCGAAGAACGCGGACGACGACGCGGTTAAGGAGGTTATACGCAAGAAAATCCGCGTTGACAGCATCGTGATACGCGACACATACGCGTTCATCGACAAGCCCGGCACTGACAGCGACGGCAACCCCGACCTTGTTACGGAGCGCATAGAGGCGTTTGACGGCAAGACCGTGGCGTTTGTCCCCGAGGGCGGCTTGGGCGACATTCAGGGTGTCGAGCCTATCACCCTCGGCTATGATGATGACAAGGTGGCGGGCTTTGAGGGCAACCGCCTGAAACTTTCGCAGTACGCGGAGCCGCGCACCCACTCCCTATACATAGAGAGCGAGGCTGCGCAGATTTGCGTGCCTAACAAACCTAACTATATGTTCCGCAGCGTCGTTACGGCGTAGGCGGGGCTTGCAAACTCACGGCATCATGGACGGTTGCGCTTGCGGGGCAGTTGCGGGGCTTACGATAGAGGCTTACCTTAGGGGCATGGTCTCTTACGAAGTCCCCGACGGTGCGCTTGCGAGCATAATGCTGCGGCGGGGGCTTGACTTCGGCGTCCCCGCCTCGGCGTTGCGCGAGAAGGAGCGCGAGCTTTGCACCGCCGACCTGTATATGTGGTGCGCCGGCACCCCGAGCGCGAAGAACGACACGGAGGACGCGGACGCTGGCTGGAAGCACAAGGAGGGCGGCTGGCAGACGAGCGCGTATGACAAACGCCTGTTGCGGCAAATGGCGAACGACCTCTATGCCAAGTGGGGCGAGGAGGGTGGGAGCCGCAGCCGTTTCGTGATAAAAACCTTCTGACATGGGCATCAGCAATCCGAGGTTTCCGCACAGTTGCAGGATATACCGCATGGAGGGCGCGACCTCTTTCGAGAGCGGCGAAGCCAAAGTGCTGTATGAGGGCGAATGCCGCAAGCAGACGAACACGAGCCTCCGCACGTTCCGCACCTCGGGCGTGATAAAGGGCGACTACTCCCTGTCCCTTCCGGGGACGGTGGGGGGGATACTCCCCGGAGACCTCATTGACGTTACGGACAGGCAGGGCGAGTGGAAGGGCTGCATGGTGAGCGACGCTTACGCGGGCAACCTCGGCACCACCGTTTACTTCAACATGGGGAATAACTGACATGGGCAAAGACAACGGAAAACTGTTTGACGAGGGCATCGCCAAGGCACGTGGGCTTATACTCAAGGCTTTGGAGGGCAGGATGTCCGCCTTTGCGGACATGATGCTCGCCGACGCTTACAGTCTCCGCAAGGGGTGGAGCAACTGGAGCGGCAACACCCAGACCGGCTACACGGCTGGCGTGGCGGTCGGCGGAAGGCTTACGGCGGTTAAAAGCACAGGCGAAAGCCTCCCCTCCCCGCTCCGTCCGAAACTCGGCAAGGGCGAGACGGACACGCTTGACCCTGACTATTCGGGGCGGAGAAGGCAGAGGCGCACAGGCACGGCTGACATAGCCACCCCTTACGGCATGGCTCTTGGCTTGATGACGGTCGCGGAGGCTGCGGGGCTTTCCTCGAAAGGCATCGCGTTCAGGATGGCGACCGGCACAGAGTATTCGGAATGGCTTGAGTTCAAGAAGGACTTTGAGGTGCTTGCCGGCTCTTTCGCGGTGGCGGAGGAGCGTCTGCGCAAAGCACTTGGGAAAGGCGGTTTGGTATGACAGAATGACAAAAGGGCATGAATACGGAGTTCAACTATGACGGCATACTTGCGGATGTCTGCGCGAGACTGAAGGACGCTCTCGGCGTGGAGGTTTACGCGGGCAGCCGTCCCGCAGCGGTGGAAAGGGCGAGGAACGCCTTTGCGGTGGCAAGTCTCGGCGGCGGGATAACCGACGGCGGGGACACTTACCAGAGTTCGCGCCTCCTTGTGTCCCTCTTTGCGAGGGACAGGCAGGGCGGCATTGAGGACACTCCGGCTCTCGGTGCGCTCGTGAGGCGGTGCGCGGGGCTTTTCCCGCTCTCGTGCGGGCTTTATGTGGCGCAGGACGTGAGGATGCTGTATTCGGGGGCTGACACTCTCGGCTTCCACGCCGCCTCTTTGCAGGTGGCTCTCATAATAAGGAAATGACATTAAAAAAGAAAGAAAATGGCTGCAATAACTACAACTACGGGGCTTGACACCCTGCGCGTTCTCTTCAACTCTATGAAGAACGTTTATTACATCAGCACGGTGAACGCGGGGCTTGCGGAACTCGCGAAGTTTGACATGGAGCTGCCTGTGCTTTCGGACGGCGTTACGTTCAACACCGGAGAGGCGAGCGTTACGAAGATAAAGCTCACCACCGGCGCGGAATGGACGAGCGTCGCGGAGGCTGGGGACAGCGACATCACCTTCCAGGTGGCGAGCGTCGCCGGCGCGGTGGCTTCCATCCTCATGGACAAGAAGACTTCGGCGCAGGTTGCCATGACGAACTCGGTGGACGGCAAGACCTACAAGGGGGACGGCTACACCACGGAGCCGAAGAAGCTCGCCGGCGGTCTCTTCATGACGAGCGAGGCTAAGGACAGCGCGATATTCCTGCCGAACATCGAGGGCTACTCCTCGTTCGTGTGCGAGCAGAACAAGCCCGCGTACTTCAACGTGAAGATAACGCCCCTTGCGGACGCTTCGGGCGCGAACTTCTACATAATGGTGCCTTCGGAATGACTTCGGGGGCGCGTAAAGGGACAATAGGGAAACAAACCAACGTCTTCCTCTGACAGGGCTGCGGCGGGCGCGGGAAGTCCGCGTGCGCCGCAGTTTTTTCATTTGTCGGGGACGGCGGCGCAAAAAAAGAGGAAAGGCATGAAGAAAAAGGTTACGCAGCCCGATGCTGCGGCGGAGAGGGAACTGGACTCCATTATAAGGGACGGCGCGGACTTCGCGGAGCTTCGCGGGCGGCGCGTGAAGGTGAGGTGGCTCGGCTATTTCGCGATACGCAAGCTGTCGGAGGTCATGGTGGACAGCAAGGACGAGCGGAGCGTGGCGTGCAAGTGCGCCGCCGCGATACGCCTTAACGGCTACTGGGGCATACGCCTGTGGTGGTGGGCTTTGTGGCGGTGGTACTTCTATGTGAGGCAGTACAGCGAGGCGGAGCTTCTGCCGCTGATAGAGCTGAGTAAAAAAAAAGTACCGCTCGAGACATACTTGACCGCTACCATATATCTGACCGCGATGAAGGACACCGTGATGCAGATGACGAGGAAGGAGGCGGAGACTATCCTTCGCGGACGGTATGGGGAAGCCTCTGGGAGTTAGCCAAGCGCACCCCTTGGCTCGCCGAGCCGATGAGGGTTTTCGGCATAGCCGTAACGCCCCCCCTGTATTACATAATGAGCATGAGCGTGGCGCAGGTGGAGCTTATGGCTTGCGACGTGGCGGTGTCGAATTTCCGCCGCTCCAAGGACAGGAAGGACGGTTTCGCAAGCCCGGAGCGCAAGGAGCTTGAGGAGGCTGCGGAGAAATGGAGGAGGAAGTACGGCGACGGCGGGGACGCGAGTGTGGCGTTTGACGCGTCGAAATGGAAGGTTGAACATTGAAAGTTGAAAATGAATGGCAAATCTCGGCAATCTGTATTTTGACATCTTATTGCAGGACAAGACGGACAAGCAGCTGAAGGAGATACGCTCCAAGGTCATTGCGGGTCTTAAGAAGGAGCTGCCCGCTCTTGACATAAAGATAGACAGGTCGAAACTTGCCGCCGATGTGCGCAAGGCGCTTTCGGGCGAGAAGTTCACGATAGACGTGAGGACTTCCGACGGCAAGGCGTTGGGCAGCCTCACGGCGGGGCAGCTCCGCGCCCAGAGAGCCGCCGCCATTCAGGCGGAGAGCGATGCGAAGGTTGCTCTTGCCAACGCTCGAGCCAAGGCTGCGGCAGACCGCGCCTCCGCGTCCTTGCAGAGACTGGCTGCGGCTCATGCGGGGGCGGCGGGGGCGGCGGAGCGCAATGCCTCCGCGCTGGGGCGGACGGCATCGGCGGCGCAAAGGACTGTGGGCTTCATGGGCAGCCTCCGCAACGAGCTGGCACAGCTTGGGCAGGTGTATTTTTTCCAGGACTTGGCGCGGCGCATAGTGAACGTGGGCGGCGAGCTTGAGAACCAGCGCATAGCGATGGGTGCTATACTGAAGGACACCGGCAAGGCGCAAAGCATATTTGACAAGGTGCAGACGCTGGCTGTGAAAAGCCCTTTCGGGGTAATGCAGCTTAACCAGAGCGCGAAGATGCTCACGGCTTACAACATACAGTACAGCGACCTTTACGACACCCTGCGGCGCATTGCCGACATAAGCGCGGGCGTGGGCGTGAGCATGGACAGGATAATCCTCGCCTACGGTCAGATAAAGGCGAAGCACGTGCTTGCCGGCACGGAACTTAGGCAGCTGACGGAGGCGAACCTGCCCATAATCGATATGCTTTCCAAGCAGTACTCGCAACAGGAGGGGCGGCTTGTGAGCGCGGCGGAGATATACGACCGCGTGAGCAGGAAGCAGGTGAGCTTTGAGGACGTGAAAAAAGCCTTTGAGGAGATGACTGATGCCGGCGGTCAGTTCTACAACACGCAGGAGGCGATGAGCGAGAGCCTCCGCTCGAAATGGAAGAACCTCGGGGACGCGATAGACGTGGCTTTCGGGAGCGTGGCGCAGAGCGGCCTCGGGGACGTGATGAAGGGCATTGCGGACATCCTTACGGACATGACATCCCATTGGCGGACAATGGCATGGACGATAGGCGGCGCTGTTGCCGGATTGAAATCGTACAGGATGTACGCGCTTTTGGCGGCGCGTGCCGTTGACGCTAACCTCATGGGGGCTTTGGCGAAATCCAGAGCCTTGTCCCCGGCAGCCGGGGCATCCGGTGCTAAGGCGACTGCGGAGAACGTTGCGGGCGCGGGCGTGTATCTGGGGCAGCTGAAGGAGCAGCGCCTTCTCACCGCCTCAAAGGCGAAGTACCTAATAATGACGAAGCAGGTGAATGACGCGGAGATACGCGCCTTGCAGACCATGTACAAAATAGACGGCGTTACGCTTTCCAACTGGCAGAACGCGAGCAAGATACAGAAGACATGGGCAGGTGTCGGTGTCATGGTGCAGCGTGCCGGCGCTTTTTTGCGCGGCATGGCGGTACAGGCGGGGTGGATGGTTGTGCTGACTGCGGTGTCCTCCATAATCGGGCGCGTACAGGAGCGTGCCGCCGCCTTGCGTGAAAGCCTTGAAAGCATAGGCGAGGCGGGCGCGGAGGCGGCGAAGAACCTGCGCGAGGTTTCGGATGCCATGAGCGGCGTTGACACCGGCAGTGCCGGGAGCGCGGAACTCACGGACGGCATAAAGAGAATGGTTCAGACGCTGAAGGACTATTTTCCCGAAAGTGCGGACGGCATACTGGAGAGGATATTCGGCAAGGGCGCGGACGGCAAGGTGAAGAGCCTTGCGGAGAAGTTCACGGAATTGCGCGACGCGATAAACGACGCGCAGGATGCGGCGCGGCTTCAAAAAACGATGGGCGAGGCGCTTGCCAACATAGACGACGACAACGGTTCGTGGAAGCCCGGCAACTGGAACGTCAAGGACTACACGGACGAGTACGCCGATGCCTTGAAAAGACTTGACAGGGAAATCAGGGAACACGCCGCCGACAACGACAAGCTCGCCGCCGCCCTTGACAAGGTGAAGGGGAAATACCCGGAGTTTTTGAGGATGATGCGCGAGAACGGTGTTGGGACAAATAACATCGCCGGGCAGATTTCGCTGCTGTACAGGGAAGGCAGCACGGATATGATGCAAACTTTCGGGAAAGAAGCGCCCCTTCAAGTTTCCAATGTGGGTATAGAGGTGTTGGAGCGCAGAACCCAAGTAAAAAACGCCGCCGCAAAATTGGCGGACGAGTTCACGCAGTCCCTCGCGCAGCATGGTTACAAGAAAGGCTCTGCGGCGTGGAACATGGCTGCGCAGCGCGCCCTTGAGAACTTCCTTGACCAGAACAAGATACTTGACGAGAGGGTGAGGCGCGAGGTGAGGGACGTGTTCATAAAGAAAAACGTTTACGTCCATGTGAAAGGCAAGTTCAGCGGCGCGGAGAATGTGGCGACAGAGCTTGACAAGTACATATCCGGGGTTTTCGGCGGCAAGTATGACGAGGATGTGGCGGGAAACACCTTGGCTGAAAAGCGCAAGGGCGCGAAAGGCGCGTATGATGCGGCCGTTGAGGAGGTCAAGGCGGCGCAAGGCGTTCTGCGCCGTTTGGGCGTGCCGACTGACGGCAAGACCATAAAGAAGGTTGCGGGGGCAGCCTCCGCCAAGGTCAGGGATGCCGTTGACCTTTACAACAAGGCGGTTGAAAAGGCGAACGCGGGGCGCAAGGGATTGGCTGCTTTGGGCTGGGGCGAGGAGAAGAAAAACGACAGACCGCGCACGCCCAAGACCGACACGGCGTTGCAGAATGCACGGAGCGAGCTGAACGAGCTGAGGGAGGCTTACGGCGAATGGAAGAAACTCGGGGAGAGCATGAACGGCGAAGCCGCGCTGAAGATGATGCGCGAAAGCCCATTTGCCAAATGGTTCAGGGACGGCGGTCTTGACAAGGACGGCTATGTGCGTCTTTTGGAGCGTCTGAAAAACAGCATGAAAGGCGCAAGCAAAGACAGGCGCACGTTCAGGCTTGAGATAGACAAGATAGAGTTCGGGCTAAGGGAGGAATCTTTGAAGAAAGCCGCCGATGAGGCGTACTCGCAGATACAGGCGTGGCTTCAGGATTTCTCTTCGCGCTGGGACTTGTACAAGAGCCTGAAAAAGACCACCGGGGACAGCAGCATCGCTCGCATGGCGTTCGGGAACTACGAGATGTGGGACGAGGAAGGTCGCAAGCTGCTGGAGCATCTGGAGGGCGAAATGCGGAAAAAGGGCATCACCGCGCCATTGCGCCTTGACATGGGCGACAGGGAGGCTGAAAACTTCTTCGGCAAGAACAAAGGGCTTTTGGAGCTGTACAAGGAGCTGCGGAGACAGATTCGCGCCACAGGGCGCGAGTGGCTTACGGAGGCTGCGGAGGCGCAGAAATCCCTGATGACCACCGAGGACAAGATACGTCGGCTGAAGGAGAGGATACAGGAGGTGCTTGACGCTAACAACAGGGGCGAGATTTCCGATGAGGTGATGACCCCGATAGTGTCGGGGCTTGAAAAGCAGATAACAGAGCTGGAGCGCGAGGCTTTCCGCGCCACTGACGTTTACCGCCGCCTATTCGGGAGCTGGGAGCATCTGGGCGTGAAAGGCATAAAGCGCATACGCGCCGAGCTTGACGCGCTGATAAGCAGCGCGAAAGACGACGGCAAGGGCGGCTTCACGCTCACAGGACTGGACGGCAAGCAGTACAAGGCATCCGCCGGCGACCTCAAGCAGCTCAACGAGCAGGTAAAAAAGACCGATGAGTATTTTAACAAGAAAAACCCTTTCGGGCAAATATCCAAGAGTTTAGGAACGCTTTTCAGCAAGAAAGCGACAAAGGACGAGAAGACGAAAGCCCTGAAGAACTTGGGCGACAGCGTTCTTGTGGTGAACGGCTATGTCGGCGAGCTGACTTCGAGCTTTGAGCGTCTTTTCAGTGCGCAGGGCAATGAGAGCATGGCGGAGGCGATGCAGATGACCGGAACTGTGGTAAGCGGCATAAGCGGCGTGATACAGGGTTTCCAGAACGGTGGTCCGCTTGGCGGGGCGGTGGCCGCGCTTTCCGCCGTTGCCAACATAATGACCACCGCCACGGAGCAGCGCAACGCCCGGCTGGAGCGGAGGATAGAGGCGAGCCGTCGAAGGGTTGAGAGGATTGAAGCCTACCTGTCGTCGTTTGACAGCAGCACGAAGTACGCCTTGGGCAACAGCTATTCACGGAGCGTGGGCAGGCTGGAACTGAACAGGCAGCGTGCCGACCTGATAAGCATTCGCGCCCTGAACAGGGAGATAGCGCGTGCGAAAGCCTACACCAAGCGCAATGACACGGAGCGCATAGAGAGCCTTGAAAAGGAGAAAGCCCTTTTGGAGAGCATCAGCGCGGACAGTCACACGTACACAAGCCAGATGCAGGTGAACCTCGCGCAGAAGTACGCCGAGCTGAGGGAACTGTATTACCAGCGGGACAAGGAATGGGCCAAGAGCAACACCTCCAAGAGCAAGATAAACGAGTACAACAGCAGCATAAAGGACAAGCTACAGGAGATACGCGACTATGAGGAGGAGGTGGCGAACACCCTTTACGGCATCGATTTGAAGGGGTGGTCTGACGACCTTTCGGACGCTCTTGTGAGCGCGTGGATGAACGGCACTGACGCGGCGGACGCATACTCGCAGAAAGTAGGGGACATCATGAACGCCATGATAAAGAAATGGCTGTCGTTGGAGTTTATCCAGCCGCGCATGAAGGAGATACAGTCCTTAATGTTCGGCGCGGACGGTCAGGGCGGCTTCATGGAGGACGGCAAGCTGACGGAGGACGAGATTTCGCAGGTGGCTGAAAGGGTTCTGTCGTTGCAGGACAACATAGGGAAGTGGGGCGACACTGTGAACAAGCTGATAGACGGTCTGAAGGAGAGCGGCGTGCAGTTCGGGGACAGCGCGTCGGGTCTTAGCAAGGGCATACAGGGAGTAACGGAGAACACGGCGGATTTGCTTGCGTCTTACATAAACGGAATGCGTGCCGATTTGTCGCTTGTGCGCGAGAGCCTCCGTGAGCTTGCGGAGGAGAATCTTGCGGGCTTCGGCGCTGTGGCGCGGCAGCAGCTTTCGGAGCTGCGGAGCATAAGCGCGAACACGCTGCGCAACGCGGACGCGACAGTCGAACTTCTGTCGATTTTGAGGGCTAACACCATTGCGGGGCGCGGCTTCCGTGTGGCATAAAGAGAGGATGTTATGGAGGATTTTTCACTGTACATACAGCGTGCGGGTGAGGACACCGCTAAAGGCACGGTTGAGGAATGGTACTGCGGAGTAACGGATGCTTGCGCCGCTGTTGACGGCGGTTTCAAGGACTTTGCGTCCAAGAGCTGGCAGGGTGAGGACGGCGAGGACGTTTACATACCCGCGACACCCCGCCTTGCCGCCTATGACGCGGAGTGGGAGCTTTGCTACAAGGGTCCGGGCAGGGCGGCTTTCGCCACCTTGGAGGCGATGCGCTCATGGCTTTCGGGGAAGTTGCTGGTGCTCTACGACCCATATACCGGCATGGGGCGGCGCGGCGCGTGGCTGAAAGGTTTCAGCTCGCCCAAGTACAGGCGGCGCAAGGGCGCGGAGGTGCTTCGCTTCACGCTGACTTTCAGGATTACCGCCCCGGGAGGCGGCGTTACCGCCACGGAGGAGGGCGGAGAGGTTAAACTTACGGAAAACTCATAAGGGATGTGGACTGTATATAAAAAGGACGGCACGGCAGCCGGCTGCACGGTGTGGAGCCTGGAGTATCACGGCGAGCGCATGGGCGAGCGGTATGTGAGCGCGGACATTGAGAGCGCGGAGCCGCTGTCGCTCGGCGTGGGGGACTGGATAGAGTACCGTGGCGAGCGTTTCGAGCTTGGCAGCGCGGTTGACATAAGCAAGAGCGCCCCCTCCGGGGCTTACGGCTCGGGGTTCACCTGCAAGGGCGTGAAATTCCTGTCCCTTTCGGACGAGCTTACGCGCTGCTCGTTCCTTGACATCGTGGGGGGGGACAACAAGATGCACTACACGGGGCTTCCCAAGTTCAGCTTCTTCTGCTCCACGGTTGAGGATTTCGCGGGGCGCATACAGGCTAACCTTGACCGCGCCTACACCGGGGACGGCAAGTGGACTGTGGTTTGCAACCCCTCCCTGGCGGAGAAGGGCAACGTGTCGCTTTCCGCCGACGGCAAGACCGTGTGGGAGATGCTTTCGGAGCTTCCCGACAAGTTCGGCTGCAATTTCACGGTGTCGGGGCGCACGCTGACGATAGGGGTGAAGCCTGTCGAGGCGGGCAAGGTGTTCATGTGGGGCAAAGACGGCGGTATTGACGGAGTTGACGTGTCGGGGGACATCTCGCAGCAGGTGATAACCCGCGTGAGGGTGTACGGCAGCACGAAGAATATGCCGGAACGCTACTACAACAAGATGAGCGGCGCGGACGGCAAGAAATACGTCCCCGACAACATGGCTGTAAGCACGCTGATGCTCCCCTCGTTCCCCAAGACCACGCTCGACCCCTACATAGACAGCGGCAACATAGGCGAGCTTGGGGTGCGCGAGGGCGTGGTGTATTTTGACGGAAGCGGGGACAATGAGGAGATATACCCCACAATGGAGGGCATGACGGCGGAGGACCTTCGTGCGGCGGGCGTTTCGATAAGCCTTGACGAGGGGGACAACGGCAACCTTGACGAAGTGTTCGCTGCCGATGCGGTGGAGGCGGACGGCTATGTGGCGCAGGGGCAGACGGCAAGCCCATCCACGTTCAGGATAACACTGAAGGACATAGGTTTTGACATAAACGGACAGCTCACCTCCTCCACGGCGAAGATAAGCATGAAGGACGGAATGTGCGGCGGCAGGGAGTTCGAGATAACCGGCTGCGCCAAAAGCGGCAACAAGTATGTGCTGACTTGCAAGCGCACGCTTGACAGCGACCTTGACCTGTACTTCCCCTACAAGGACTACAACGTGAAAGCCGGGGACAAGTTCGTGCTTCTTGACATAAGTATGCCGGAAGCCTACATACAGGCGGCGAGCGGGCGGCTTCTGCTGAAAGGCACGGAATGGCTCGCGAAGAACTGCGAGCCGAAGCGCACGCTGACACCGAAGATATACGGCATATACATGGCGCGGCAGCATGACGAGGCACTGAAGTCTGGCGGAGTGAGCCTTCACAACACGCTGCGCGAGGGAATGCTTCTCCACGTGAAGGATGACGATTTGGGAATAGACACCGTTACAGGCATAAAGACCCTGACGATAAAGGAGGGCGGCGACAAGACCGTTCCTGAATATGAGGTTACGCTTGACGATGATGACGACACCGGGACTATCAGCAGGATACAGGAAAGGATAGACGGCATCGTGAGCGGCGTGATAAAGATAAGCGGCGAGACTGTGATAAGGAACAGTCCGTGGCTGAAATCCGCGCTTGCCGGCAAGCTAAGCAGGACGGATGATGACACTGCGGCGGGCGTGATAACTTTCCGCAAGGGGCTGAAGGTGGGGGACGGAAGCCGTGGCGTTGACGCTGCGGGCAACGCCGTGCTGAAAGGCGTGTCGTCGGAGACGATTTCCAATTCGGGGAAAATCACCAACGGCGGGGACATTGAGAACAGGAACGGCAGGGTTACGACAAAGGACATGACGGTAAATGACGCTGCAAGCGTGAGGAGCCTCACGGTAACGGGCAAGGCTACTTTCTTCGAGCTTGAGGTGCAGAGGGCTTCGGCAGCGGGGGGATTGTGCATATATTCCGCAGGCACAGGGAAAATAGACCTCGTGGAGCCGGTGTATAACACCGAAGACACGACCAAGGTGGAAGGGTGGAAGTGCTATCAGCTCGCAAAGGATGCGGACGGAACAAGCCTCCAGCAGATGTTCAAGAAGGGGGACAACCTTGTCTCGTTTTCCTTTAACACAGGTGCGGGCTACTACACAGGAACGGCCAACCGCTGGTGGTGGAGACGCTGCACGCAGGCGGGATTTACCTATGAGCTTAAAAACGGACAACGGTACATCAGCTTTACCGTAAACAAGAGCTTATGTGCCGAGGGGAGCGACGAGCCGAAGGTTGGCGACAAGGTTTGCGTGTTGGGCAACAAGGACGACAAGTCGCGTCAGAACGCGATAGTGATATGCGCCCACAAGGGGCTTGACGCGGGGCTGACAGCCCCATATCTTGCACAGTATGTCGGGATAAACGACTTCGACCTTGCAAGCCACAGGGAGAGCTGGTGGGGCTATGACGCAGACCACAAGGCGAGCAACCACTTCACGGGGAAGTTCAGCATAAGCGGCAGTTCGGGGGAGACCCCGATAGTGAACGACAGGGGCGCGTGGAAAGCGGGAGAGACATACGACTACTACGACAGGGTGAGTTATAACGGCTCGCTTTACCTCATGACCAACAAGGCTGCGGGTACGACAACGGGCATCCCCGGCGTTTCCACGGACTGGACTTTGCAGGTGAGCGCGGGGACAAACGGAAAGGACGGTGCGAGCATAAGCATAAAGGGCAGCGCGATAGCCCACTACGCAAACGCCTCCGAAATAGACCTCGCGACAGCGAAGAGCGGCTGGTACCTTACTGACACGGGCAGCTCGGAGCAGCACAAGAGGGGCATAACGATAGTGTCGGGCGGCATGATAGTGAACGACATTGACGTGGCGGACGGCGACAGCTACACCACATCAGAGGACGGACATCTGTGGACTGCCAACGCGGGCAGGGAGGCTTGGGACGACTGCGGCAAGATAGAGGGCGCGAAAGGCGCGGATGCCGTGGTTTGGCGGCTTATACCTTATTCGGAGACCCTTGCTGGGGCGATAGTTGAGGGCGAGGCTTCGGACGGCACGGCATACAAGTCTTATCATATAAAAGGCACATTGCTCTACACCGCCGAGAAGTGGGAGGGCACGACAAGGACGAGGGTGTCCTTGGGCGATGATGTATTCTGGCGTTGGAAAACGGCGAAAGGCACGGCTTGGAGCAACGTCAAGACCCCCGTGCCGGCAACGCCTGACTGGATGTATGACAAGGGGGACGGCGACCCCTCCACGGCGGCGGAGGACAAGAGCCTTTATGCCGTTGTGGAACTTGTAGTTGGCGGAGCGGTGGCTGACAGGCGCACCGTGAACGCCATAACTGACGCAAAAGCCTACATGGACGTTGACGCGGACTTGGGGCGCATGGAGTTTGGCGTAAAAGGGCTTTCGGAGAGCGTGCTGAAGATAAAGGACGACACGACAAGCCTCTCGACGCGAATGGGCAATGCGGAGGCGAAGATTGCCACGAGCGTGCAGACTGACGGGAACGGAAAGGTAATCTCCGACATAACTCTGTCGGCAGACAAGATAGACCTCGAGGGCGCGGTGAGCGCGAACGGCGAGTTCAGGATAGATACGTGGGGTAACGTGATGACAGGTGTCGCCCTGTCCCCCTCGGCGGACGCGGTGTCCTACATAGTTGAGGACAAGAGCAACCTTGTGTTTGAGGATAACGTAACAATAAAGCTGCCAAACGACCCCGAATACATCGGGCGGCGTATGCTGATAATCGCGCAGCCGAGGCACAACAGCGCGGGGGCGGTGCTGAAGCCCGGCACAAACGACCCCGTAACCGCCATGGCACAGGCTGGCAAAATCACGATACGGACAGGACGCACGCTGAATAATTGGATATACGGCTACAACAGCGGCGCGAGCATTTACGCCTCCGCGAATGACACCTCTGACGCGGACGCGGTGAAGAGCGCGCTGGAGGGCTTGCAGTTCTTCGGCGGCAATGTGGTGACGGAAAGCGGCAGAATCTTTGTGCAGGCATGGGAAATCAGCATACAGTGCGGCTATGTCGAGCTGTTGGGCACCCCCTATGCCGTAAGCAATATGTACGCTGCGGAATATGCCGTCAAGGGCGGCGAAAAATACGCGGTTCACATGATGCGCAGTGATGACGGACTGATAGACGACACCGACACGACAAACGGCATAATTGACGTAACACCAACAACGGAGTCTGACAGCCCCGCATTCGGGCAGGAGGGCAGCCTGTGGCGCGAAGTGCCGCAACTGTGCCAGTGGGTGGTAATCAACGTGAACGCGCAGCAATTCGGCAAATTGCCATGAGAAGCCTTGGCGCGGAAACGCAAAATGTTTAACTTTGGAATAAATATGCAGAATATATGGTTGACGACACGAAAGTACAGAGAGTGAACTATGAGAGCGACTTCACGCTTATGCTGAAGCCTGTTGACGTGGAGGGCAACGCGGCTGACGCTTTCCCTTCGGGTGATTTCGAGATAGTGTTCACCTGCGGGGGGCGTAAGTACTCATGCTCGCGTAAGGGGGACAGATACACGAACTGTAGGCTGAACGACGACGGCACGCTGACGGTGGTGTTTGACAGCCACAACCTCCTGCCCGGGGTGCTGAGGATGAAGATGTTCCTGCACCTGCCGAACGCGCTCTACCCGGACGGCGAGCAGACACTTGCGGGCGGCTGCATTGCCTTGGGCGTGGAGCTTGTGGCGTGCGGGGGCGACGACTTCACGACCGAGTTCGAGGCGGAGCTGGTGATGCCGTGTCAGGTTGACATCCGTCAGGAGGAGGGTCAGGAGACCGCCGCCGTGATGAGCCAGAAAGCCACCACTGACGCGCTGGCGGTGAGGGACGCGGCTTTGCAGGAGCATATAGAGAAAATGAGGGCGGAACTTATGGAGGCTTACTGTCTTATGATAGTGGGCGAAAACCCTGTGTTTGTCGGGAGTTCCGTCAACTATTCCATACAGGCTACAATCACGGAGACGGCAGACACCGTGAAAATCCTGCGCAACGGCGCGGAGATAGGCAGCGCGGAGAGCGTGAGGATATTGTCTGTGAGCGACACGCCCCCCCTTACGAAAAGAGGGAAGATAACCTATGCCGCAAGGGCGGTTATAGGCGGGACTATGAAGGAGGGGCATCTCGTGATTGACGTTGTACTGCCGATATACCTTGGCGCGGGGCAGGACGTGCAGCGCGTGATGACACCCGCCAACAGGCTCACGGCGCGGACAGAGCCGAAGGGCGCGTGCAGCGTGAGGGTTGACAGGGCGGGCGACTGGCTGTGGATAGCCGTGCCTGACGACATGACTTTCGCGGGCGCGGAAATGGGCGGCTTCGAGCTGCCTTTCAGCCTTACTGACGATTACGTCAAAGACTACAAGGTGTACCGCTCGGACAGCGCGTACAAGGCGGGGACTATGGAGATAAAACTATTATAAACTATTATAAACTATAAAAGGCTATGGCAACAATAAAGGTAGGCGGACAATTGGAGAGCGTTGCGGTTGACGAGAAGCTCGTCGATGCGGCGCAGGTCAAGGACGCGAGCAGGGACAACCTTTCGCAGAAGAACATAAACGATGAGCTTTACTCACGCACGGCGCAAAGCAGCGAGGAGCTGAAAGGCTATGTGAAGAAGACGGACTACGAGACCGACAAGGCGGCGATAAAGAAAAGCATCACGGACAACAAGAGTGCGGCAGACACCGCGATAAAGAACTTGCAGGACGGCAAGTTCGACAAGTCGCAGCTCATAAAGTCGGACGCGCCCCTGTCATCGACTGATGACAGCGTGTACACCTCGAAAAAGACGGACGCGCTGATTGAGGAGGCGAAAGGCTCGGCTTCAACCGACCTCGGGACGGCGAAAACCGAGCTGGAGGCGAAGATAGACACTAAGCTCGACAAGGCGAAAATCAAGAGCAAGAAAAGCTCAACGGCGGGGGACGTTTACGACGCGCCGTATGTGAACACGGAGCTTGACAAGAAGCAGGACAAGCTGACGGCGGGGACAAACATAAAGATAGAGGGCAGCACGATAAGCTGCACGATAGACACCACGCTGTACAAGGTAGTGGAGACACTTCCCGCAAAGCCCGCCTCGGGGGACATGAACAAGATACACCTTGTGCCGTCTGACGAGACCGCGACAAAGAACGTATATAAGGAGTACATTTGGAAAGGGGACGCTTGGGAGCAGCTGGGTGAGTACCAGTCAACGGTAGACCTGACCCCGTATTTCAAAAAAAAAGACATACAAAAAAAGACAGAGGTGCTTAGCAGCACTGCCGATGATAAAGTTCCCTCGAGTGCCTTACTCTACAAAGAACTTGCGGCAAAAGCAGAATTTGCTGGTCTCGTAAAAGGGCATTACGCCAAATCCTCCGCGATACCGTCAAATGCCGCCGACGGCGAATATTTGATAGATGCGAACGCCTCAGGAACATCGGGCAGTTATATTGTAACCGTAGCATCTGGAAGCGTGGTCGCGCCAAGTGAGCATCTTGCCACAAGCGGGTATTTGTACATGACCGTCGACGGGCATGTGTATGAAGCCAAGAACGGTGCGGTATGGTACGACCAAGGGGCTATCAAGACCAGCACCAACGATTATACGACCGCAGAGAAAAATAAATTGGCCGGCATTCAGGCAGGGGCGAACAAGACCGTAGTAGATACGGCATTGTCCACAACTTCCACCAACCCAGTCCAAAACAAAACTGTTAACGCAAAATTTGTAGAATTGCAAAATGAGATAGCCGTGATAAATGCCGATAAAGCAACATTCAGCCTCTCACGTACAAGTGGCAACAGCCTATATTTCGTGGGCGACACGTTCACGATAAAAGCCACCGCTACCTGCTCCGTCTCTGCTAATGCCATTACCATAAAGTGTGGCAACAGCACCATTGCGAGCGTACAAAATGCGGAAACCGCGACGGGAAGCCAGACGATAGGTCCGACTTTCTCCTCTGCACCGACTACAATAAATTTCACCGCTGAAGCGGTAATAGGCAGTGTCAAAAAAACGGCATCGTTTAGTGTGGGTCTTGTCAATCCTATGTATGTAGGGGCGGGCGCGGTTTATACGAATGTTGTAAACGACAGTCATAAACAATCGGCACGTACAAGTGCAGGCGGCACGTTCAACGTTACGGTAGCGTCTGCCGGGCAGTATGTGTTCTTCGTCGTTCCGAGCAGCATGACGATAAACAAGGTTACGCTTTCGGGCTTCGACTTCCCCCTCTTGGCGGCGGACACGACAAGCAAGAGCGGCTACAAGATATACAAGAGCGCGAACACCTACAAGGCAGGGACGCTTACTCTTGTTGTGAGCTAAGACTTGGGTGATTTCATTGTTATTGGTTGGACGCGGGGCGGGGTTGGAATGCCCTGTCCCGCTTTCTTGATTAAAAAAGGATTATGGCAAAGATAAAGGTGAGCGGCGAGCTTGAGGTTGCGACCGCTGAGGGGAAGCTGGCGGACGCGGCGCAGGTGTTTGACAGCGCGCTGCAAAAGAATCAACAATACATTAATAAGGAGTTCAAAGAAGCCCTCGCAAAACTTACGCGAAAGAAAAGAATCTATATGAAATTCGCGCAGAGTCCACAAGCTCCTTATGAGGGTTCATGGCTATATGCTTCTCCGGGAGAAACGGTTTATATGGCTATGCAGACGGGAACGGCGGCGAAGTCTTTAATCGTTACAGTAATCCCTTTGAACGCGAACAAAGCGACTCCCGCGTTAACAGTTACCAAGGTCGGTACCAGCAGCCTCTCCGCATCAATAGTCTTTTGGAAGGTGGCAATAACAATACCTGAAGACGTTGCGGGCGATGATGTCTACTTATATAAATACACCACAAGTACTACTTAATTATGAAATACTTAAAATTAGATGAGGTGTACAGGATTAACCGACTGGAAGGCATGACCGATGAGGAGTGGGATGAGGAGAATGAAAGGAAGATTGGGGATGTGTAACGTGTAAAAGGTTTGGATTATGAACGCGAAGGAGAGGGAATTGCACAGGATAGTGGATATAGTCGTTGGTTGCTGCTCGGTGAGTTTCGGCGGCAGGGTTTCGCTGTCGCGTGCCGAGGTTTTGGGCAAGGGTCGCGGCGAGGTTCTCACGATGACGCGGTGCATCCTCGCCTCGCTCATAATCGCGGCGGGCTTCAGCGTCTCCACCCTTGCGGGTCTCACGGGGCGCACCGCCACGAGCGCGAGATACCTCGTGAGCCTTGACAGGCAGTTCCACAAGACCTCGCGTGCCTACAGGATTGCAAGCGCGGAGGCGGCGGAGCTGTGTCGCGAGGCGTGGAGAAAGGACGACGAGGAAAGGGGGAAAGAGAAAGAGTAACGCGCAAGCAAAAGGCGTGCAGTCATGAGGGCTTATGTCCTTGTGGCTGCCTGTTTTTTGGCGGGAAACGGAATAATGCCTATATTTGCACGGCAATGAAACAAAAAACAGACTGACCATGAACGGCATGATTGAGGACAAATACGCTTACGGCAGTGTTGATGTCGCGGAGTATATCGTTGCTTACGCCAACGAGAACCATTTTGTCGTGAACATGACAAAAATGCAGAAGCTCCTTTACATCGCCTATGGGGTGTACCTTGCCGTGAAAGGCAGAAGGCTCACGGACGAACACCCGCATGCATGGCCATACGGTCCTGTTTTCCCGCGCACCAGAAGAAAGCTGCTTGACGTTCCGTTCGACAATGTGGATTACCCGGAAAAGTTGTCGGGGAACGCGGAGCTGCGCTCCCTTGTCAGGCTTGTGTTTGACAATTTCGGAAAATACAACGCCGCAGCCCTTTCCGAGTGGTCGCACAAGCCCAACTCACCGTGGGACAAGACGGTTTCGGGAGACGGCTTCCGTTGGGGGGATTTCATATCTGACAAGGACATAAAGCCTTATTTCTACAATCTGATAGTATGGAACAAGAATGACGCGCAACGGTGATTTAGAGAACATAGACAGTTTCAAGGTAACCATTGGCGACAATCTGAAAACAGTCGGGGACATAGACAAGTCGTCAATGCGCGAGCAGAAGAACGAGAGGTACAGGCAGGACACGAAGTTCCGCAGACACCTCACCTGTTGGGTCATGGTAATTGTCCCTGCATGGCTGGTGGCGGTTGTTGTTGTCCTGTTTTTCTGCGGGTTCTCCCTGTGCGAGCTGTCCGATGTCGTGCTGTCAACCCTCTTGGCGACGACAACGGCGAACATTCTGGGGCTGGCGTACATTGTGCTGAAAGGAATGTTCCCCCTCCATGCCGTGCGGGACGGAGGCAGGACAAGGGACAAAAATAGAGAACCTGACTGACTGTAAGCACAACGAAAGCAGAACGCAAATAAAAGCGAGGCAGACGGAAAGAAAAACGTCTGCCTTCTTTTTTGCGCCCCACGGATGAATGCGGAACTTTGCAACAAGCCCGACAATGGGCGAAACGTCTAAAATAAGTGATTATGGACATGGAGAACGGACACAAGGAGATTGTGGAGAAGAAGGTCTATGAGGAAGGCAAGAAGGAGTACGCGAGCAACGGCAAAGGCAACGCGGCCCTCACACTCGGCATCATAGGCACAGCCCTCGGCGCGGGTGCGCTCTGGGGCAGGGGCAACGGCATCTTGGGCATTGGCGGAGGCGGCAACGCGCCGGAGAACGTCAACATACAGGTTGCGCGTGAGGCAATGGCATCGGGTGCGGGCGCACCGACCGCATTCCAGGCGTGGGAACACGGCTGTGAGGAGACTCTGGCACTCACCAACACCATTTGGGGTTTGAAGGTGAACACGCAGGTGCAGCTGGGCAAGGCGCGCGAGCAGGACATCGCGGAGAAGTTCAGCCTGTACAAGGGCATGACGGAGGCGGCTTTCGGGCTTTACAAGAGCCAGATTGACGCTGACTTCAGCCTTTACAAGAACCAGCGCGATATGTATGACGCGCTTGACGGCAAGTATGCGGCGAAGTTTGCGGAACTTGACAAGAAGGTTGCCGTAATGGAGGCTGTGCGCCCCTATCAGGACAGGCTGCTCATGGACTACACCGACAAAAAGACCTGCCGCTGCATCTACGGCGAGCTTGTATTGCCAAGCACGCCGACCGTAACAGGGTATCAGGGCGCAAACCTTTTCGGCTGCAACTGCGCAAGGCAGGCGGCGGCATAGACGGCGTAAGGCGCAAGGCTGCACGCAGGAGGCGCGTAAATTAGTTGGTGGGGGCTGCCCTTCGCGGGGCTGTCTCCCGCCTTTTTCACCACATCAACTAAAAAGGGAAACATGGACATGAATTTTGACCCTGTGCTGCAACAGGGACAGGACGGCGGCATGACCGCAATGGCACAAGAGCGCGAAAGGCTGGCGCGGCAAATGGAAACCCTAAGAAGAAACTGGGGACAGCCGCAGCGTGAGAACGGCACGCCCGTATGGGACGAAATCGACAGGATTACACAGGGGCTGACATCGGGCGAGTTCCGCTGCCTGTCGGATAACGCGGAGTTTCAGGAGAGCAACGCTTTGGTTACTTCGCTGTTGCAAAGGGAGTACATGAGGATGATGCGTCCGCTTGTGGAGGGGACGCGGGACGGCAAGGAAGCGTTGGAGAAGCACCTTACGCTGCTGAAACGGCTCGTCAAGAGCGCGAAGGACGATGCGGAGCGCAAGAGCGCGATGATGAGCGACTACATGGAGAACCATGCCGACATGACATTCAACGACTACATAAAGATGATGAAGAAAGGAGGGAAGAAATGAACATAGACGAGATAAAGGAGAGGATATGCGGCGCGTTCACCTCGTGGGCGGAGCGCAAGATAACCGAGCTTGCCTCGGGAAACCCGCACATGGGGGTTATAGCCCCTTATCTGAAAAGAGGGGCGGAAAACTGGGTGAACCGCGAGCGCGAGCGTATCGGCACGATGCTTGACAACGCATCACTTTTCGTAGCTGACAAGGACGGGGACATAAACCTGCGCACTGTTACGGATGACATGATTTCCGTGTTCCGCGAAATGGACGAGGCGGAGTTCGGGGACGGCATGGTGCGCGGCACTGCCGGAAAGGGCGTGATAAAGGTCGGTTTCCCCGACAACCCGATAGTCTCGCTCCTTTTCGGGGACGGCTGTATGCTGAAGATAACCGCCGACGACTTGGCGGAACTCCGCGACATGATGCTGGAGAAATAAGGAAAAGCCGGCATGGGGAATGTTTTTATATGTCCCTGTGCCATTTTTATATGTCCTGTCTGTTTGGATATTTATTCAAAGTTTTTATCTTTGTAAATGTCAAAAACGGAACGGTCATGTCAATAATGGGAACTTATAAGGGGGAATCGATATGGGAGGCGGAATTTTCAGGAGTGTCAAAAACCCATTGCGCGTCAAACCCATGAGTTGGGCGGGCATTTTCAAGGCGGCTATATCCGTCATCGGCGGCTTGGCAGGTTGGGTGGTGGCGGAGTTCAAACCCGCGTTCCCCCTTGTCGTAGTGGCTGTGATATTCATCCTTTACGACACATGGACGGCGTACAGGCTTGACAGGCGTGCGCACGCGGCTTATCCCGAAAGGACGGCGCGGCACGAGGCGAAGTTCACGAGCTTCGCGTTCGGCAAGGTGGTGAAGCAGACGATACCCAAGAGGCTGTGGCTGATATTTTTGGCATACTTGGCGGAGCATTGGGTTTTCATACACATACACATCCCGCTGTCATACGTGATAACAGGCGTGATATGCTTCGAACAGGCATGGAGCATTTTGGAGAACGAAAGCTCCTGCCGTCCCGAGGCGGAACACAGGTTCTGGAAGTCGCTACAGCGGATAATGGTTGACAAGACGGCAAGGCATTTTGACGTGGATTTGGAAAAATTGGAGAAAGGGAATGGGAAAGATTAGGAAATTGCTTCAAAGGATTGACGCGCTTGTGGGGCGCATAGAGCTTGACTTCACGCTGCACTTAATCGTGAGCGCGGCAATTGTCTGGGTTTTCACCGTGCTGTTCGCCCTGTGCGGGTGCAGCATGGTGCAAGCCATTGCCGGCAGCATGCTTACAGCAATGTTTTTCGGCATTGTAAAGGAGACAGTCATAAACATCGTGATTAAGAGAGGCGTTGCCGATGACAGGGACATAGCCGCAGACGCTTGCGGGGCGGTGTCCGGGGCATTGCTGATAATGACAGGCGCGTTATTCTGGTGACAATGGCTAAGTACAGGGCAAGCAACACCCTTGTCGCCGCGATAAAGAGCTTTGAGGGGTACATATCCACACCGTACAAGTGTGCCGGCGGAAAATGGACGATAGGCTACGGACACACACGTGGCATAACCTCCCGGATGCGCGTTACCCCAGAGGAGGCACACAGGCTGCTTATGCAGGACTTGCGCAGCGTTGAGGAAAAGGTGAACGCCTTGGGGGTGTGCAGGACGCAGGGGCAGTTTGACGCGCTGTGCGATTTCGCGTTCAACCTCGGCAGCGGCGCATTGGAGGGCAGCACCCTGTTGTTCCTGATACGCAGCAACGCGAAAGAGCCTCTGATAAGGGGGGAGTTCGCACGTTGGGTGAGAGCCGGCGGAAAGATTTGCGCCGGTCTTGTGAAACGCCGCGCATGGGAGGCGGACAGATATTTTGAGGAATGAGTGAAAAAACTTTCAAAATATTGACAGGCGCGTGCGTCTTTGCCTTTTGCTTGCTCGTGGGGAAGTGTACACACCACTGCATTACAAATCCAGTGCGGGACACCGTGCGGGCTGTGTATGTTGACACGGTGAGGTACGTGCTGCCTGTGGCGCGGGACAGCGTTGTATTGCGGTATATAAAAGTGCGTGTTCCGCGTGCGGACAGCGTAAACGACACCTTGGGAGGCAGATATAAAAATAGCGGAGGGACATATAAAAACAGCGACAGCGCAGAAGTGGAGATACCTATCACGCAGAAAAAATATTCGGACACGACTTACACGGCGTGGGTTAGTGGCTTCCGCCCCGCGCTTGACAGCATACACGTTCACCCCCGCCGCGAGGTGGTTACGGTAACGCAAACCTTGCGGGGCAAGCCCAAGCGTTGGGGCGTGGGAGTACACGCGGGATATGGCGTTACTCCGCACGGCTTGCAGCCGTACATAGGGGTGGGGGTGAATTACAGCATACTGGATTTCTGAACCATTGCAATTTTTTTCATTGTTTGTTTTTAGAGTAAGGTTATGGCGGCAATCCGTGAGGACAGCCGCCATTTTTGTGTAAGTTTATTCTATTTCTTTTCCGTCTGCATACGCCTGTATCACAGGCAGCAATTCTTTAGCTTCTTCTCGCGTCATATTATTTTCGTATTTTCTAAATATTCCATATCCGTTATCTTGTATTCGTCTGCATCCTTTCCGTATTCCTTGCGGATTTCCTTTTGCAGACGCTTGAAGGCTTCTTCTGCCTTGATGCACTCTATAATATACTGACGGTCATCGTGCTTATATAGAGTGCCATAAAAACTTACTATTACTCTGTACATATTTATTTTAGTTCCGTTGCAAAATCGTAAAAATGCACCGTGTTTCCGCTCTTTTTCCAGCTATTCCGCACGGTGTTGTGCCTCTTTGCCCACAGCCTCGGGGTGCAGAACATACGCCATGAGAGCTGCCGCCACCAAGGGCGGTCGGAGCGGAACGGGACGAAGCTGTGGTCTGCAAGCTGCAAATTCTTGAAAGCGTAATCAAATCTCCTTGACCTTACGGACTTCCACCCGCGCTTTCTTATCGCGCTTATGCAGTGAGGGTGGGACTTCCACCATATATCCGCGCCGAAGCCGAACCAGCTCTTGAACCGCTCCTCGTCATATTCAGACCCTCTTTCTAGCACAATGCGGTACAGGCATCCGTGCGCCTCCAACAGTGTAAGAGTTGGCTCAAGCCCGACGGACAGTGGGTCGCCCTTTTTCCACCCGAACTGCACAAGTCCGTGTGCGAACTGCCAGCTGTCCAGCTTCCTGTCCCAAACCACGCGGATGTCGAAGAATTTCACCCCCGCCTTTATCTGCTCCCTTATCGTCTTGTCCTGACACCGCCAAAACGGCGTGAACAGCCTCCAAAACCAATGCTTCGGGGGCAGGTAACTCATTGAATTGTGTGAACCTATCATGATGTTATACCTTTGTTCTCTTCTATATTGATTGCACGGAATATCTCATACGCCACCTGCGGCACCCATGCGTTGCCGTAAGCCTTTATGCTTTCCATTCGCCATTTAGGAAAGGTGATAGCGTCCAGCCTTTCGGAAAGCCCATCATCTCCTCCACAAACAGGGGATTGAGTCGGGAATCCCCGCCACCAATCCTGTGGGCTATCTGTTGGGCAAGGTCTCCGTTCTCCTTGGCTTTCACAAGCGTCTCCATTCTCATTCCCGACCTCAAGCCGTCCGAGGCTTGAGGGGTCAGAAGAAGCTCCGCCACAGAGAAAGGGTTGAGGTTCGTCATCAGCTTGCGGTCTCTCGCCGAGCCGTTGGGCTTCCGTCTGTCCTCCATGACGGTAGGTGTCGGAAGCAGGTTCTCCCTCGCCGCTTTCGCCAATGTCGGACGCGGTGTCGCGTTCGGGGACAGGGAACGGTTTGTCCGTCCGCTGCCGGCATCTATTCCCACCGGCGTTGGCAACAAACCATACCCTGTCGCGTCTGTGGGGCGCACCGACGGCACAAGCCGGAATAACAAACGTCTGGACGGAATATCCCTCACGCTCAAGACTTCCGCAGACCTCCTCAAAGGTAAACCTCTCTCTTGCTCGTATAAGGTGATTTTCTCGGAACAGCATTCCTCCGCTTGCCATTTCAGCCTCCTCGCGGGACTGTACCATGCTTCGGATGCCATTAACGTTCTCGCCAACGACCCAAGCGGGCTGTATCTCCCGAATTGCGCGAAGCATCTGCGGCCAGAGGTAGCGGTCATCGTCCGCTCCCTTTCTTCTTCCGGCGAGCGAGAACGGCTGGCAGGGGAAGCCGCCTGTGAGGACTGTAACCTTCCCCCTCCAAGGGGTGAAGTCTGTTTTAGTGATGTCGTCATAACTTTCTGAATTTGGGTAATGGTATTCAAGCACGCGGCGACAGAACGGGTTAATCTCGCAGTGGAACAGGTTCTGCCACCCCGCCCAGTCGGCGGCGATTTCCGCGCCGCCGATGCCGCTGAAAAGCGAGGCGTGGGTGATTTGTCTCATTGTCATTTCTCTTTGAGTGTACCGTAATTCGCTATCAGCACCGCGTCAGCCGTGGCGAGGGTTATGCGCACTCCGGGGAAAAGCCCCTGCGCACAGGCTTTCAGCTTGTTCTTCCACTCTGTCTTGGAGGCGCATTGCGATGCCGTGCCGAGCTGGTAGTTTTTCTGCCACTTCTGCGGCGTTACGGTCTCAAACGGTATTCCCGCCGCCGTAACAGCCATTTCGATGTGTCCGTAGTTCTGTCCGAAGCGGAAGGAGGCGGATGCGCTCTGCCCGCTCCTGCCGCCAACCCTCTCAAGCCATACCTTTGCTTCATATCCGGAATAGGAGGCGAGGAAGCCGCAGATGTCGGAGGGGGTCTGCGGCATCTTGCAGCATACAATCAGCCTTCCTCCCCTCATCACAGCTATGCCGCCGTTCTTTCCCGGGTCAATGCCTATCACGTACCTTGCCATATCCTCTCCTTTCCCATTTTTCCGCGTCCGTGGTTTCTATCAGCATTCCGTCCGCAAGGATTGTTTTCCTCTCCTTTCCCGAGGCGGCGATGCGCTTCTTGACATCCGCTAAAAACTCCATGTCCGTTTCGCGTACAGTTTTCTTTCTCGTGTATGTGGGGACTTTGTCAAGTATATCCTCTTTGCCGTCCCTCCATGATGCTGTTTTCATTATAAATGTTTTTTTGTGGGCTTTCAGAAGCCCGCCGATGTACGATTATCTTTTTGATTTTGCGAAATTCCGAGCAGCCATCGGCGGACGTTGGTTATTGTTGTTCCTCTTTTCTTGCCGTTATTGACACGCACGCGGGGTAAAATGTATCGAAGCCGTCAAACTGTTCTTCGACCTCTTCCACGGCAGGTTCGTACAGCACGTTGTCTATCTTGACATACACCTCGCCTCCCTCGCAGCGGTTCAGGTACTCGATAAATGCTTCCTTATCCATTTGTCATCCTTTTTTATTGTGTTCTTTTTTTTCATAATATCCTCGTAGCTCTCGCCGTGAACGCTCATAATGTCGTTTACATCCCCATTCGGATGTTCCATAAACATCAGGTAAAAATCGCGATAAAAGCCATCGGGGCATTGCTTATACACCATGTATATTGTCGCCGCCCCGCATCTGCCTATCGTCTCGACAAAGTGCGGTCTTTCGCCAAAACGCCTCATGCAGTATGCGTCAAGGGCTTCCTCTCCCTCAATCCAAATTGTCGCGTATGGCATAGTCTTTCGTCTTTTCGTAAGTCAACGCAGCCGCCCTCATTGCCTTTATCTGTTTTATAGCATCCTGCATTGTGCTTGCCGGTGTCATTATCGCCACCGCCGTGCCGTTGCAAAGCAGGAATATCTTGCCGTCCCTCTCGCGGACGGAGAAGCGGGCGTTTATCTCCTCCGTTCTCCTTATCTCCTTTGTGCGCCGCACGCTTTCAGCCTGACGGCGCAGCCATTCTGTTATCCTGTTCATTGTTGTTGTAATTGAAATAATTTTATTAGTTGTTCAAAATAAACCTTGTCGGTCGGTATGTCATCGTCGGTGTTCATGATTTGCGCCGCGATGTTTTTCTTGTCGTTAATCAGCGAGTATATTGTATGGTCTATAGTCCCTCTCCCGAGCAGGTAGTAGCACGTAACGCTGTCTTTCTGCCCTATGCGGTGCGCCCTGTCCTCGCACTGGCAGCAGTCCGCATAGGTCCATGGAAGTTCGATAAATGCCACATCGGACGCGGCGGTGAGCGTAAGCCCGACCCCCGCCGCCTTGATTGAGCATATTATGAGCCTCACATCCGGGCTGTCCTGGAACGCATCGACCGCCGCCTGTCTGTCAGCCGCGCTGTCGCGCCCCGTAACCGTAACCGCCTTGGGAAACCGTTCAAGCAGCGCGTCCACGATGTCGTGGAGCGAGCAGAACACGATGAGCTTCTTCCCACTCGCGAGGAAGGTGCGGATAAAGTCAACGCCCTGCTGCAGCTTGCCGTGGGTGGCGAGCGAGCGCAGCTTCATGAACTTTACCAGAGCCTCCATGCGCATTTTGCGCCGCACCTCCCATACCGGACACCGCTCATACTCTTTGAGGTAGTTGGCGAGGTCGGTGGCGGCGACATCGTACTCTTCTGTGTTGCTTATCTCCACGTACAGGTCTATGCGTGTCTTTGCCGGAAGCTGCGGAAGCACCGCCGCCTTCTCGCGCCTTATGAGGCACTCCGAATACAGCCTTTCGGACAGTTCGCCAAGGTTGTCCGCGCCCTCGCGCTTTTCCTTTCCCATGCGGACGGACGCGACTTTGCCGCAGTAGCGGTCGAGGAACGCCTTGCGCCCCCCGAATGCGGTCAGTCTGCCCATGATTGACAGTTGCGCCACGAGGTCTTCGGGCCTGTTCACGACGGGCGTGCCGGACAGCATTATGACCCACTCCTTGCCGGAGGCGATACCCTTTGTGAATATTGTCTGCTGCGCGGAGGGGTCTTTGACGCGGTGGCTCTCGTCGATTATGACGGACTTGAACAGCCCTATGTCGGGCGTGAACACCACGTCCTTGAGGCGGAAGCCGCCACGCGAGCCGCCCCTGATGTCCCACACGAAGTACTTGCGGAGGCTCTCATAGTTGACCACCGCCACCTGCTGCATACCCATTTTGAGGAGGTACGGCCATGTGGTGAGTACGGAGTTGTCAAGCACAAGGGCGTGCTTGCCTGTGAACCTCCCGAACTCGCGCTGCCAGTTAATCTTCAAGGAGGAGGGGCAGATGACAAGACAGGGGTAAGCCCCCGCCGCATCGACGATGCCGACAGACTGGAGCGTCTTGCCCAGCCCCGGCTCGTCCCCGATTATCAGCCGCTTGTGGCGGAGACCGTAGGCGATGCCCTCTTTTTGGTAGGGGTATGGCTCGACCTTGAGCTTGCCGCAATATCCGCATTTGTATGCCTTTATCTCTTCCATGTCTTTTTAATTAAAAAAGACAGCACCGCATACCGCTTGGTCAACGTCCAATTTTCCACCGAACGATGCTGCCTTTGTTCTTGTTTTACAACTGTATCGCCCTCTTGCTTCCGTTGCTTTGGTACTGATACCATACCTCCAAGCCGCAGCTTGTCGCCACGTCAAACTCAAGTTTCGCGCCCTTGCTTTGCTCCCAGCCACGGAGCATGAGTATGCCGTCGCAATCCGTGAGGACATGGATGTCCGCCCTCATGTGTTCGCGCCAGTCGGCGTTGACAGGCACGCCGTTATCAAAGGGGTTGACAGGCGTTCCGCCCTGTGCCTTGATGTATTCCGCCGCACGCAGGAACGCCCTCATGCGCTCGGCGATGTCGTGGTGCGCTATCGCGCCGCTGATGTATATTCTCTTGCCGTTCATATTTTATCGTAGTTAATGTAAAGGTCGCACGCGACATAACTGCACTTCACTTTCTTCAGTCCATTGTCCGTTCTGTTGTCATGCCTCGCGTTGCAATAACTTATTATCTTGCTGCCGCATTCCCAACGCTCGCGGTGTTTGCACGTGCGGCACGTAAAAAGTTCGTTGTTCATTGTTACTTCACTTGAAAAAACATTCATTCCACTCTTGTACCAATAGGTATTATGTACACTTGCTTGTTTGAGGGTGCGCCCCAACAGGCGGCGAAGCCGAAGCCCTTGCGTATCTCGCCGGGGATTGTGTAAGTCATAGACTTCTTCGTGTAGCCCCTGCGGAAGCGGACGTGGGTGTAGGGGCGCGAAAACAGCCGTTTGTCCCAGTAGGGCTTAATCTCGCGGTACTCCTCCAATTTCGCCCCTCGCTCTATCATGTCGTACCACTTGCCCTTCAGCACGAGGTCAAGGATTATCATGTCATTCATCGTCCTCTGCAAGTTTCCACCCTCTGCGGGTCAGTTCGTCAACAAGTTCCTGCTCGTCCGCATAGTCGCAGATTTGCTCCGCCGTGAAGCAGGTGATTACCGCCTCCTCTTCCTGTGCTTCTATTACCCTCGAAAAGGGGTTGGGGGACATATTCGACAGCACATCCGCCACAAATTCCACCTGCTCCCTCGCACTCATGTTGTCAAGCACCTCGTAGGGGTCAACCCTCACGCTTATTTCTGTTTCCATTGTCATTATCTTCTTTAAGTATGTCGTTTACATATTTCACCACGCGCTCATATTCGCGTCCGCTCTTCTCGCTGTCATTATAAGCCTTGGCAATAAGTTCTTCGCCGCTTCCATAGAAGCAGCCTACTTTCCATTTATTATTAGACCGAGTCCATGTGAAGTATCGCCCCGAAGACCACCAATTTTTAAAAACGATGTAATCTGCGTTCTCGTAGACCATAGCGTCCC